CCTGTACGCCGCGATCACCGACGACGATCCTGCCGGCAGCCCGACCTGGTCGTCGTGGATGCCCTTCTTCGTCGCCGATTTTACCTGCCGCGCCGCCAAGTTCAAGCTCGACCTGGCCAGCGGCAGCGCTACCCACAACATCGCCGTATCAACGCTCGCAATCGACATAAAGGTGCCCGCATGAGCCAACATGACATGGATCTAGCCAATGCCGCAGGCGCAAGTTTCCGCGCCGACGCCAATCTCGCACTGGTCGCACTGGCCGGCAACAGCAGCGGTGCCACCGCGCCCGCTGTGACCTTCGCCTATCAGTATTGGGCGGATACCACCACCGGGCTGTTGAAGCAGCGCAATGCCGCGAACAGCGCATGGATCACGCTCTATACCCTGACGGCCGGCCCGCTAGACAAGGCAGGCGGCAACCTCACCGGCGGCATCAACTCTGCCCGAGGCAACATCACGCAGCACGCGACGACGATGGACTTCTTCGCTGTCACGTCGCCGGATATTCTGGACGGAACTGGATCAGCTGTGACGATCACAGGCTTTGTCACGGCGCCACAAGCAGGAGCAACTCGGACGTTCTATCCGCTGGCCGGTACTGTCTTGACGCACGGCGCTACGTTCGACATCGCAGGTAATGCGAACCTGACGGCTGCCGCTGGCGATGCGTGGGTGCTGGAGACCAAGACGACTACGGCGTGTCGAGCGTATCCAGTAAGAGAAGACGGAACATCTGTTGGATCAAGTTCTACGGCCTTTGCCGTAGGCACAGCAACTTCGCCAGAACATGCACTGCGATTCGATCAATACAAAAACCGACAACTACTAGTCGACGCAGCAACGGGCAGTGGAAGCCCTGCCGATACCGCTGAAAATATTCTCAAGTCGTCGTCGATTCCTGCCGGAATTCTCTCTGCCAATGGAGATACGCTGGTTTTTTCCCTGTTATTCCGGTGCGCGGCAAACGCCACAACGAAACGAATCAGGGTTTATTTCGGGGCGACCGTCATAGCGGATAGCACTGCCATTGCCCACAACAGTGCAATCATTGTTGTTACTGGACGAATCATCCGGACAGGGGCTACTTCTCAAGTGGCTTATGTTGATGCAATCGAAACATCAAATTCCCCCGCATGGTCGACGGCGATCACTGGCGGCGTTGCCTTTACTACTCCGGCAGAAACTCTTTCGGGAATCATCACATTAAAGGCGACCGTGACACTGGGCGCTGGTGCGGCTCTGAATGATGTAATTCAAGATTCATACGAATATTACATAGCAAAAACGTAAGGAGATTCCCATGAAGTTCAGCCCGCGTTACGCCACGTTCTACCCGGATGACCTACTTCCTGATGCGCTGCCGGATGATGTGATTGATGTCTCGCAGGACGATTATTTTAAGGCGGTCAATCGACAGCCGAATGAGACGCTGGTTGTGACAGTGGGACGCCTGTATGTTGTGGCTGCTCCGTGAGAGTCTTTCAACTCACCACCTGCGACGAAGGCATCACGAACCCGAAGCGCAGCACCTTCGGCGTGACCCTCGCGCTGCGCTGGGGGGATGTACTGCATCCGCTTGGGCAGGAAGGTAACTGGTTCAAGCCGCCGTACTTCACTCGCATCTTGCGGTTCTACAGCTACGTTCCGTTGCCGTTCATCGCGTGGAATCTGTGGGGCTGGCGGGGCTATCTCGGCGCGAAGGTGTATGGAGCCGACGCGCCTGAATACAAGTTCTGGATGAACCCTGATGATGTGTATGTGGGTAGCCAAGCTATACAGTTTTCCGCAAGACTTCGTATCGCCGACTAACGCATCTGCCCCATAGAGGGCGGGAAGGAAAGCATCATGCCTGAAAAAGACCCGAGCAATTACCCGCTGATCACCTACCTGTGGGTGCTCGGTCTTGCCGCACTTGGCGGCGCGGTGAATTTCGCGCGCAAGGTGAAAGAGGGCACCGCCAGAGCCTTCAACATTACGGAACTGGTTGGCGAGTTGATTACCAGCGGCTTTGCCGGTCTGCTCACCTTCTGGCTATGTGAGGCGGCCGACCTCAACAAATTGCTCTCCGCCGTGCTGATCGGCATCAGCGGACACATGGGCAGCCGCGCCATCTTCCGCATGGAGAAGTGGGCCGAGGATAAATTCGGGGCGGTCAAATGAAGCCATCCAGCGCCTGCATTGATCTGGTCAAGTCATTCGAGGGCTTCAAGTCAAAGGCGTATTTATGTCCTGCCGGTGTCTGGACCATCGGATATGGCACCACTGAACACGTTCAGCCTGGCGATGAGGTAACGGAAGAGGACGCCCGCGAACTGCTTGCCAAAGACGTACAGGAGGCCGCAGACGCCGTTGATGATCTGGTTGACGTGGAACTGACTCAGGGACAATACGACGCCCTGTGCAGCCTGATCTACAACATCGGAAGGGAAGCGTTCAAGAATTCGACCATGCTGAAACTGCTGAATGGCGGCGCTGCATTCGAGGCCGTCGCGGCGCAGTTCGACCGATGGAACAAGGCTGGGGGTAATGTGCTGGCCGGCCTGTCCCGGCGCCGGATGGCAGAACGGGCGATGTTCGAGTCATGATCCCCAATCCGATGCTTATCCTCGCCGTGGTGCTGGCATTTGTGGCGAACGGATTCTATTGGAACGCCAAGGGAAGCAACTCGGCCGATACCCGTTGGACGGCGAAGATTGAAAAGGAACGGGCAGATTCTTTCAAAGCCGCCCGCGACACTGAAAGAAAACTACAGGAGGCTTACGATGCAGCCACGAAAAAACAAGCCGCGCGCCTGGCAGGTGTTCAGCGCACTCTCGATACTGCTCTTGACAGCCTGCGCGACCGCCCCGAGCGCCCCGCCGGAGTGTCCGAAGCTCCCCGATCTGGTTGTGAGGGTGCCAACGGGGCTGAACTATCAGGCGCTCATGGCCGATTTCTTGCGCGGCTCGCTGCCCTCGCTGGACGAACCGACGCCGGACTTGAAGCCTGCTACAGCGCCGTCGACGCGGTGAAATAAGTCACAAACTACGGCACAAACAGCCGGAAAGCCTTGCGCGGCAAGGCATGGCCCCTCGTTGACATGGTGGGGGTCGTTGGTTCGAGTCCAATCGCGCCTACCAACACCAAGGGGATTCAGGAGAGTAATTACTAACCTGAATCCCCTTTTTACGTCACAAACCATCGAAAACCGTGCTGCGACGTCACAACGGACGTCACACGATCAGGCCGCCTTCGCGGCCTTCTTCTTTTCCGGCTGCCACGGCTTGGCATTGCCGGCGAAGCCCGCCAGGTACTCGGGTGCCAGGTGCGCGTAGTTCTGCACCATGCGCGGGTCTTCCCATCCTCCCAGCTTTTGCAACACTTCGAGCGGCGTGCCGGCCATGACGTGCCAACTGGCCCATGTGTGGCGCAGGCCGTGGAAGGTGAAGTCGCCGTGCCATTTCTTGTGCGCGGTGCCGGCGGCATCCTTCCATCGCTCAAAGTGCCCCAGCCCGGCGCGCTCCATGGCGAGTTGCCAGGCGGTTTTGATCTTGACCACGGGGCCGCCTTCCTTCCTTCCTCGCCCCTTGTAAGGGAACACCCAGTCGTCGTGCTTGCCATCCTGCCCGCGCAGGATGGCCACGGCCTCGTCGGACAACGGGATGCCGATCGGCTTGCCGCCTTTGGCTTGATCGGGGTGAATCCACAACACCGCGCGGGCGGTGTCGACTTCGGTCCAGCGCAGGTTGGTGATGTTCTTCTGCCGCAGGCCGGTGGCGATGGCGAAGGCGGCGATCGGCTTGAGGTAGTCGGGTAGCGCCGCGTACAATCGTTTCCACTCGTCTTGCGTAAGGAAACGAATGCGGCCTTTCTTTACCTTGCGGGTCGGAATCTTGATGACGCTGCCGGCGTGCCGGACGATGGCGACGATCAGGGCGCGGTAGCGGTTGAAGGTGGCCGGGGTCTTGCCGGCGAGCGCGTCGGCAAAGGATTCGGCGGTGCAGGCGTCAAGCGGGCGATCGGCGTAGACCGCGTTGAGGGCGCGCAGGCTGTATTTGTCGGAGGCGGATCGGTCGCCGGCGGTGAGCCAGGCGGCGCAGGCGTTTAGCCAGGTGTTCGCCGCGCCAGCGTGAGGTGTGGACCAGAGTTCGGCGCGGCGCTGGTCGTGATGGCACTGGGCAGCCTTTTTATCGGTAGTCCGAGTGCTTTCTCGAACGCGGCGGCCGCAGTGCTGAATGTCGATGTGCCACGTCTTGCCGCGCTGGTAGAGCATGCCCGCTCCAGTGGTTTGTTGGCCGGGTATTGTGCGCGGAGGTAGTCGGCCAGGTCAAGATCAAGAAAGCGCCATTCCTTGCCCACCTTTGCCCCCGGAATAGTGCCGGCCTTGGCGCGGGCCTGCAGTGTATTGGGGTGGAGGCCGAGGAAGGCGGCGGCCTCGGTGAGGTTGAGCGTGCGCATGGTCAGGTGGCGCGCGCGCCCCAGTTCCTGCGCAGCCATGGATGCACGCGCATGGCGCAGATGATGGCCAGCGGGCCGCCGGAGAGGTAGCCGGCGATCTCGAAGCCAGTGGCGTCCGGGGCCATCTTGAATAGCGCGAGTTGGCTCAGGCCGATGAACAGGCTGGTGAAGAAGGCGGCAACCTGGTGGCCGTGCTGGACGTTGAGCTGCTGCACGCCGAGCAGGAAGACCAGGGCGAAGGTGCTGGCGAAGAGGGCGAGGGCGGTCATACGTGCGCCTCAACGAAGGCCGGCGCAACAAGCAGGTCTTCGGCGATCATTTCGGCGGTGGCGCGGGCGTCATAGGTGCCGATGATGTTGTCACGCCATCGGGCGGGGACGGTGCCGTGCGCCCATGTGTTGATCTTCCCGCGGGCGTCGATGGTGATGTCGCGCCGACCGCTGCGCCAATGGTTAAGCTTGTCTTCGATGGCCATGGCGGCGTCGATGGCGGCGATGTGCAGGGCGTTGCTCATGCGGTCACCCGATCGAGCGGGCTGACAACGCCGCGCCCGCCTTTGTTGAGGACGTGGGTGTAGATCATGGTGGTGGCCACATCGCTGTGACCGAGCAGTTCCTGCACGGTGCGGATGTCGTAGCCGGCTTCGAGCAAATGGGTGGCGAAGCAATGGCGCAGGGTGTGCGGATGGGCCAGCTTGCTGATGCCGGCGGCCTGGGTGGCGGTGCGCACGGCGCGCTGGATGTTGCGCTCGCACCAGTGATGGCGGCGCACGACGCCGGTGCGCGGATCGGTGCTGTAGGTCGGCGCGGCGAAGATGTACTGCCACGCCCATTGCGCGCCGGCCTTGGGGTATTTGCGTTCGATGGCGTCGGGCAGTTCGACATCAGCGTGCCCGCTGGACAGATCGATGTCGTGCCAGCGGCGGCGTTCGGCGATGTGTTCGGTGAGTTCGGGCACCAGCGCGGCCGGCAGCATGGTGATGCGGTCCTTTCCGCCTTTGCCTTCGCGGACGATGATCTCGCCGCGATCAAGGTCGACGTCCTTGATCCGTAGGCGCAGACATTCCTTGATGCGCATTCCGGTGCCGTAGAGCAGGCGGACGATCAGGCCGTTGGTGTCGTGCGGCAGGCGGCGCAGCAGGGCTTGTGTTTCGGTGACAGTGAGCACCACAGGCAGGCGCTTGTTGATCTTGGCGCTGGTGATGCCGTCGAGCCAGGGCAGGGTGACGCCGAGGACTTGCTTGTAGAGG